TCCCCCTAGTCAAACAAAGTAGTATGGAATCCGGGTAATCTATGAGGGATATTGATTTTGGAAACGCATTCTCCGCTATCGGAATCTGCTATATACAAATACGATTTATCAAATCCGTGGGAAAAGTATAATAAATAGTTGTCAAAAGGAATCACTTCACGGACAGTTTTACCGGGTAACATTATTTTTTTGTGTTGGCGTGTTTTCATATTATATTTTAGTACAGCGGGTTCATCATCCAAACAACTACCTATCAATTCGTCTCCCACTTTATGAAGAAAATCCATTTTTAATTTTGTATCATTGATTTTGATGATTGTATTTTTATCCATATCAATGATAACCTCTTTCAATCTAATATCAATCGGACCGCCTTTTGTCAACCACACAGGAAAATCATATACAAAGGAAGCGTATATTTTGTGAACGTTTCGGTACAACTGCTTTACATCTGCAATGTGGAAAATATCAGCATATTCATCCATCATAATTTGAACACACTTGTGTTCTTTCTGATTATAAACCAACCATCCGGCTTTGTTGTTGTGTTCATCAAATGGAATATCGATTATTTTTTTGAAGTAATCACTCAGCCTACCTACACCAGTACTCATTATTGGGAAAATGTAGTGATTCCCGTCTTCGGTAGTCTTGCAGTCGTGTACTAAAAATGGGTATTTTGTCGGGTGCCATGGCACGTTGATCGTGTTGTTGAGTTTTAATGGTGTTATTTCAGGAAATCTATAAGAAAACATTGTGTAATTATTCGGCATATGAACACTCATGCGTGAAATAGATTTTGACTTACCTGCATAATATAGTTCATCGTCATCATTGTACTTTAATTTTATAGGTCTACACGATTCTTCAACTGCGTAGTATTGGTCGTTAAAATGTACTACGGCCGTATTGCGCGTTCCAGATTGGACTTGTTTTTTTTTGAATAATAAAAATGGTAATTTTGAAAACAATTTGAAATAATCCCGTTGTACAAAATCACTGAATGGCATGTGGACTTCGTTTTTTTGATCTGGAATGATGACTTCAGAAATAACCGTTTCATCAGGTTTGAATACTATGCTAGTGATGTGACCTATTCCGTCAAATGAGGAAAAGTATTTATTAGTCTCTCTCGGTCCGTTTACCATTAACTTTTTCCCCCACAAGGGTTTTGGAATATTTGTTTTGGTAAACCACGAGTTACCTAGTTGTAATATTAACAACAATAGTATTCTTCTAAACATCTAATAATATATGCTGTTATTTTTATATGTATTTTGTTGAATAAATCTACTTCATTACAGAGATTTTAAGCATAAAAAAGCTGGTATAGCAGCAACTATGTCACCAATTGTATTAGGTGTAATTTCGCGATAATAAGATAGAGAAGGATGTAAATTGGGAATAATAATATTTTCAAGAACTTCCCAACCTAAAACGCAGAACATGAACCAAAAACGAGATATAGATTCTTTGTATGCCAAGACAACAAGATTAGTATTTAAAACATGAATAAAGAACCAATAATCAATAATGATAAAGTTACTTTGAAATAAAATATTTTCTAATTTTCTGTTACTCACTTTAGTTAAAAATTTTACAACATATGCGCTAAAAAAAGCAAGAGGTAATAAATGTATTTTTCTGAATTTTATAAATTTATTATTATTACTTAAATTAACAGTGATAATATCATAATGTATTCTATTATAATCTTCAGGTCTGCCTCTCGGATTAGCAATAAAATTTATATTATTATTAAATACGTTAATTTTTTGATGTGTATGACCGAATATCCAGTGTGATATTTTATCATAATTTGTGATATTATTAAATAATGTATTATGTTCTGTATCGTTACTATTTTTAGTGCAAAACATAGATTTAGGAACAGTGTGAGTAACTATAATAATATTATTTATGGATTTGTCTTTCGAGAAATATTTAAGATAATTAACTAATGTATTATAGTCATTATACGATTGTTTAGTAACATTATCAATAAATGCTTTTGATTGATTAGTATCTAGATCTATCCAATTATTAAAATATGATAGATTTGTAGATATAGATTCTTTACTGTTATTGTTATAATTCCACCAGCCACAAGAACCAATAAAAACAGTAGAACCAATTTTATAGGGTGTAATAGGTATGTAAACTATTTTATTATTATTTAATTTGATTATGTTACTATAAATTTCATGTGTAGTATATAAATTAGGATATTTATTAACATGTTCGTGGTTACCATCAACGAATAATATTCTTTTATAATTTTTAGAAATATTATCTAAATAATCTAATGTAGTATTAACATCATCAGAAACATCACCCGCAACGATTAATATATCAGATTCAGATTTATTAAAATAATGAGGTGATTCAACAACCTTTCCACACGGGTATTTTATATTATATTTATAACTCCATTGATCTATATGTAAATCACTAACAATATCATACGATGTTTTATTGAATTTTTGTTCTATAAGTAATGAATTATGAAAATTATTATACGGCTGATATTGATTAAAGTCGTCATTTGGTATCAAATCTTTAATTATATTAGTTATAGGATTAATAATTGTATCGTTACGACAATAAGGACACGAATTCAAATGTTTGGATGTTTTAATTAGACAAGAGCAACAAAATGTATGATTACAAGCAGTTGTGATAGGAAAATTGCAAAAATCTAAACATATAGGACATATATCTTGCGATGTATTTTTTACAGATGGTGATAATATAAATTTATAAAAGTTATACTTTGATAATAGATCATTCATATTTATATTGGTGTAATTGTTGTTGTATTTTATATATTTCTTAACAAGCTTATTTATAGATAAATAATTGATTACTAGTATTTTATAAATTGTTTTTATAGTTTCAATATTGCATTCAGATATTTTTCTTATGTTATAGGCTTTGTCGAATAATGATATAGCACAATTCAATTCATTAAAAAAATTTTCATCATTGTTTTTGATAATCATTTTAAGATAATTGTAATCAATATAATAGTGATCATGATCCTTAATAGAATTTAGAAAAGTACCGTATTTCATCTATAAATTAAAATAATATAAAATTAATACCATAATGAAAATAAATATGAAGTTCATAATTGTAACAGGTGGTGTTATATCAGGATTAGGCAAAGGTATAACAGCATCATCAATCGGTGTTCTATTGAAATGTGTTGGATTGAATGTTGCGATGGTTAAGATAGACCCGTACATTAACATTGATGCAGGAACGATGTCGCCGTACGAACATGGTGAGGTCTTTGTGCTACAAGACGGAACAGAAACTGATTTGGATTTAGGTAATTATGAGCGGTTTTTAAATATTTCGTTGACTCACAAACACAATATCACTACAGGGAAAATCTACAAGTCGGTCATCGAAGACGAACGTAGAGGTAAATATCTTGGGAAAACAGTACAAATAATCCCACACATAACTGATAGAATACAATCGTCTATCATGGAGGCGGCAAACACTAAAATCAATGGAAGGGATGCGGATGTTTGTATTGTGGAAGTGGGTGGTACGGTGGGCGATATAGAGAGCATGCCGTTTATTGAGGCATTGCGGCAAATGGCTTATAATAAGCGCGATGATATGCTGTTCGTCCACGTGAGTTTGATACCGATTATAGGTACAAACAACGAATACAAAACCAAACCTACGCAAAATAGTGTGAAGGATTTGAGACGATTGGGTATTTCTCCGAATATGTTAATTCTGAGAAGTAATCAGGTCGTAGACGAAGCCACGAAAGAAAAGATAGGATTATTTTGCAATGTTCATAAAGAAAATATCATATCGAATCCCAATGTCGAAACAATATATGACGTACCCTTGATACTTGACCAACAATTTCTCGGTAAAAAAATATGTAAAAGTTTGAAGTTGGATAACAAGTATTTGTTACCTAACTGTTTCGGTGATTATAATTGCTTGACATTGTTCAAAGACTACAAAGTGGTTTCTGGTAATGTTAGAAAGAGTATAACTATTTGTATAGCGGGTAAATATTCAGAATCACAAGACGCTTATATCTCTATAATAAGAGCGTTGGAGCATGCAGCATATTATTGTAAATATCGGGTAAATATAAAGTTACTTTCTACTGAGCATATAAATGAAAATAATGTACATAGAAAGTTGGGGGTTTATGATGCAATAATCATACCAGGTGGATTTGGTGAACGGGGGATAGAAGGAATGATTACTGTAGCAAAATACTGTCGTGACAATAACAAACCCGTATTAGGGATATGTTTAGGTATGCATGTGATGGTGATTGAAGCGGCCAGACGAATATGGGGCGATGATTGTAATAGTACCGAGTTTGATCCTGATGTCCAATATCCTGTAGTGACCATAATAAAGAAAGATCAGGAAATGGGCGGAACCATGAAGCTTGGATCGCATTTTACTACAATAGTCAAATACAACGATTGTGTTCATGCTAACAATCCGTATACGAATACGTTAGCATATAAAATTTATCAGAAAGAAAAAATAGTTGAAAGACATCGTCATAGATATGAAGTTAATCCGATGTATATAGAGAGACTGTGCCAAGAAATCAGATGTACTGGAGTAAGTTATACGGATAATTGTATCGACGTAGTCGAGGATCCGAATAATAGGTTTTATTTGGGTTGTCAATATCATCCAGAGTTTTACTCGTCATTGGAAAAACCATCGCCAATATTTTTGCATTTGTTGGCAAGTATTGAATCCGAGTGAAAAACAAACTGCAAAAATTAATATAAAATCAATTTAAATATGAAATATATGAGATTTGGTGATATAGTGAATGGTGTTGTAGTAGTAAACAATCTATCCTTTTTATGTGCTCAAGCTTTTAGTAATTCGTTTTCTAAATCATTCTTAGACGATGGATTTTGTGTATCAAATAAAGACCACTCCATTTTTTTACAAAGTCACGCGTTATCATTTTATTCTGATACTGTATTCACGATTATATTGTATTATATGTACAATAATGTCAAAGTAGATCCAGACCCAATTAATAATAATAAATTATTGGAACCGATTAAAGCGAACATTGTTGCCGTGTTTTCACATGGACTTGGGCATTTGAATTTAGCGTTTAACTCGAAGTATTTTTCAAATACACCACTCATATCAAGCATACAAAACCCTATAAACAAAAAATTATCAATTGTCATGTTGTATTTTTTCTGGTATTATTTAATCAAAGCCGCGTATTTGAACGGAACAAGTGGTTATTGGAGAGTAAATGCAGTTATTCACACATTTTTGCTAGCGTTTGCTGTTCCCTTTAATCACAGTTTTACATATGTTCAAACTATACTAATGTTAACTGCAGCCATTTCTGAGTATAATCTCAAGAACAAAGATGTATATTATGACATGAAAGCACTGATTGTGCATTTACCAATTACTATAGTAGGGTGGATAGAAGCCTTATATTGTGACAGGTTTTTGAAAAATGTTGGTGGTCACCTCATATATGATACAACTATACCTCTTTCTATTATTACTTACCATGCCTCGATGTACTATTACAACAAATACAAAAAAAAATTAACTTAATAAAATTATGTGTTTATATATATAACATATATGGACAAAGATGAATTCGAACGTAGGAGGGCAATTGCTGAGGTGAGAGCTGTTGCTGCTGCCCAAAAAAATAAGCAACCTACTGCATTAGAAGGTTCGCGCCCAACCCCTAATATATCAATCCTTAATCTTATGCAACTGTATTTTGACAAACTAAAAAAATGACAAATGTAGATTTTCTAGTCAGAGTGTGACGCTACGTCGAATACTAAACCCATGCTGTAGCCTTGGATATGTTCGCGTAGAATCGCATTCATATGAGCCTTGGTGCGAGGAGTAAGATTACCCCACGAAACACCAATCTTTTCACATATATGTTTTAACATAGAATTGAACGGAAACAATTGAATATTTTGTACCACAATAGCAGTGGATTCTTCTCCTGACAACTCCTTTTTTTTATTAGGAATATTAAAATGTTCGCGACAAATGGGACATGTTTGTTTGTAAAATAGGTGTTGTGTGATACACGTCATACAAAAGTGATGACCGCATGGTGTGACAGCGTGATTGCGTATAGCGAGAGCAGTCAAACAAATAGAACACGAATCGCTTTCAAACGAAACATCATCAAAATTGCGTTTTTTTGGCATAAAGTATTTCGATTTGTATATTGTGTTAATTTACAAATCGAATATAATTCCAATTTTTACATGTAATCAAAGCATCTTCATGTTGTAATTAATTAAATAATCAAATATATGAAGGTGTTTTTTTAATTATATACCCTTTCCTTAATATAATGAATTTATCAACCTAAAAAGGGAAAGCCTACGAGGTTAGCGCCAATACCAAAACCAGCACCCGAGCGTACGGAGGTGGCCATCGCAGGAACGAATGTGTCAAGGATTGAGAATGTGCATGCCGCGACTAATGCTAATGTTAAAATTTCATCTAAATTCAAACTTTTTCTTGGGACAACGTAGGCGACCGCGCCTACAACAAGACCTTCAATCATGTATTTGATGGCGCGTCTAATTAAATCTCCTAAATCTCCTGCAATCATATTTATTATATATTTATATTTAGAAAAAAAAGATAAGTAGTTTTTATAAAACAAATTTAAATAGAAGATTTCATTGTATATAATGGCAGCATTTAAAGAAGACTTATTAGGAGAAGACCCAGTTATTTCGAGTCAGAAGTTCACGTGTTTATCGTTTCTGTCGCCAGAAGAAATAATAAAAGAAAAACAATTGTTTTTCTTCGAAAAGTTTCTTAATACATGGGATTATACGAAATCAATGAATAAGTTTACAGAGTTTATGAAATTTATTAGTTACAAATATAAAGTTGACGAAAACACACTCATGTCGGACTTTTCTTTATTTGTTAAAGAAGAAAGCGATACATTGAAAGAATATAATTGCAATGATGATTATAAAGAGTTCTTACAACACAACGAAGAAAAGTTATCAAATGAATTTAATATTGAGCACGCGTTTCAAACGAATGTACGAGGTATTAAAGTACGTGGTTCGTTTTCTACACAAGAAGAAGCAGAGGAAAGATGTAAATATTTAAGAGAAATGGATCCTTCACATGATGTTTACGTTGGGCAGGTTGGTATGTGGATGCCTTGGCACCCTGATGCGTATAAAACAAACCGTATTGAATATTTAGAGCAAGAACTGAATAATTTAATGCACGAGAAGATGAAGAATGAAGAAAAGGCAAAATACGATTTTGATGAACGTGTTAAATCAGCAAAGATTGATGCCATTGAGAACAACAAGAAACTTGCTAAAGAAACAGGTAACAAACTAACACAAAATGTAAATGAAAAGGGTGAATTATTTAGTGCTCATGACAGCATGACAAATCATGTATCAGTTGCAGATATTGAAAAGGAATTGTTTGATAAATCCGAAGTGAGATTAAAAAATGATAAAGATATTAAAATGAAAGGGGAAGCGAAATAGATTTATAAATGAAGAGGTTAAACAATAAATTTTCCAATTATTCATATTTATTAATAAATATAACCAATTAATAAATATGATGATACAAATAACTTAAAAAAATACGTTCACGTGAGTGATCTTGGTAAAGACTGGTGGTATGTTCTCGTTAACTAGTGTCCTGTATACCCTCGAATCAATTTTAAGGGTATGTTGGTATTGGGTGTTAAAATTGAAATAGGGTAACTAGGCATCGGGCGTGAAGCGTGTGGGTGCGTAAGTGGAGATGTTGCAAAGCTTCATTGACAGCGTGGCTCCCGTCTTGTTCTCGTGGTATGTAGGCGTTCATGGTGATCACTCCACGCCCGCAAGTACGCCTGCGCTGTCTACCTTGATAGCTATCTTCTCGAACGTTGCGACCGGATACAAGTTGACCGGGTGTAACAAAATCTTGGCGGAGCATCAGAATGTCTTGTTATCGAAAGCGATGGTTCGCGAGTGGTTATTGAAAGTGGTGGAAGCTCATGTTCGTTTGGCACGATACGAAATACTGGACGGACACGTTATTGGCGCGCGAAACACGTTCATAGATGAGACCGTCTCACCACCGAAGCTGTTGGTCGGCAACATCCTGAAAACGGTGAAGACTATGTGCACTGATTCTATGAGAATTACTCAAGCCTTACTTGATCGCGTGGATGATGCGCTTGGAAGTCCAGAGGATATCATGGCTAGGATACACAACAACAAATCTGGAACCATTCATGTGTTGTCCAACACAATCAAGGGGCCGATACTCGGTACAATAAGTGAATCGGATGGAGACTATCTTATTGATTACGCCACCAATCCATTACTACGTCTTCATCGTGAAATAAGTGATGGTACTGTGCGTGATTTCAATGTCGATTATACAACAACGATGGTTCTAGAGAAGATTGTCATCAATGCCGAATACCATAGGGATCTGCCGCGCGTATTCGCTCTTTCTTCGCTTTCTTCGTGGATGATAATTTTGGACGAGAATTTGAGGAAGATTATTAATATTTTGTATCCAATTGGAGACGAAGGTGATGACGAGTACGAAGGAAGGAAACGCTTAAATCGTATTGGTATGTGGCGTGTCGACCGCTCTCCGGTCATTGCTGTTACCGAAGAGGTGTATGATTTCGAAGACAAGACAATAACGTTTACATGGCAACTGGAGTTTATCAATCCGGACGAGGTTGTCGAATTCTCCGCGGTCAACACTATCTTTGATGAGGTCAATCATATTTTGAACGATGTGGACAACCCTCCAGATACTCAGCGCGCATTGAACTCCCTTCCATCATATTCCACCGTGTTTGCACAAATCCGTCAAGACCGAGATATGATGGAAGCACTCTTTCCAATCATCCGTTTGCCAATGCTTCAAGCTGTTTCTGAGTTTCGCTCAAAATGGGAAAGCTTTCGTACTGCGATTCGTACCGCTGCTGTTGAATCGGGTGTGATGGAAAGAACAGCCAGAATGACATACGGTGTTCTCTCTTTGCAAAATTATTGCCCATCTAACTTTCTCATGATATAAGTGTTTCATTGCTCATTGCTTAGATGCTTTCTTAACACTTATAGTAGGTCCAGCGTTCCGCTTTCTTGAATTATTTGGATCATAAGGGGCTTCGTCATCCGAATCTAAATCTTTTGAATAGTCCCAAAATTCTTTAGAACCCAATTTAAACGGAGGGTGCGAATCGGCTTTGTACCAAAATATTTGGTCGCGGAGTTGATTTGATTTTGCATTATTATCAATAACAAGACATTCATAATTTTCAGTACATTGGTCCATAACTTGACAAAATGACTCAAAAGTAGGGAACATCCCAGCATAATTTTCCCATATTCTTTTGCGATTTGCTATATAAGGTTCTCGTAATATGAATACGTAGTCAATATTTGTTCTTAAATTAGGTGGAATACCCAAAGGATATTGCATTGTTATGCATAGCATTATTTTCCAATGGCGACCATTCATAAAAAGAGCACGCATAAGTTTATCCTTTGTCCAGGTCGAATCATACAAGCAATCGTCTAAAATACAAAATGTTCTTGGATCATTTGGTTTCGATGTTCGTGCAACGGTATTTTGTTTTTCTTTTTTAATGTTTTTTAGTACTGCTCGTTGTCTTTTTAGAATGTTTTCAATTATTGCTGTATTATACTCTTCATGAATGAACAGTTTGGGTATATGCTGAGAATAAAAACCATTCCCTGCTTCTGTACCTGATATCACTGTTCCTATAGGAATATCTTGTTGATAATACAATAAATCGCGGACAAGAAACGATTTACCTGTATCTCTTCTACCAATCAAGACAACGACAGGTCCAGCATTCTCGTTCGGGTCAAATTTTATTTTTTTCATATTGAATTTTCGTAATTCTAATGTCATATATATTACTGTATATATATATCCTTTATATTTAATACGCATATTTAAAGCGAAAACTTTAAAAAAACAATACAAATGCAGTGCCCTGCACAACAATTTGCTTTTGATACTTTAAAACAATATCCATTAGAAGAGTGGGTAAAGTATAAAGATGATGTTTACATTCTTTATTTGTTAGATGGTGATATCATTATTTTATTTGGAAATTATGGATACGTACCATTTGCCTATAAATGTTGGATTAAAAGTGATTGTTCAGAACTATTAACAACTGTATATTTAGATATACAAATATCAATGATACTAGATCAAAAAAACATACCGCCAGTCACTAATATGAAACGTTACTCCCATTGATCCCATTGAAATATTATTTATAAACAATTCAATAGAAATGTTTTTTACTATTTTCATTAGTTTAAATAAACGTTTAAAAGGAATGTTTATAATATTTTATTATACATAATGAAATACGATTACTTTAAAATATCAGATATTGATTCTCTCAATATTAAATTATTGAATTGTTCTAATGTACAAACATATAATCCAATATTGGAAAAAATTTTCGAAATTAACGAATCAAACTATAATAAGGTCATTTTGAAATCTAACTTTACTATAAATAAGTTTATTTCGAGTGTTTCATATAATGTAATGCGATGTAGTGTAATGAACGAAAAAGAAACTAAAGAAATTGACGTTTTTATAAAATTTGCATCATTATTTGATGCTGTTAAATATGGTATGGAGAAAATAGACAATCCGAATGAAGATTTGATGATTCTACCTAGCTATGTAAATAATAGGTCCCACTCTTATGTAAAAGACAGTAATAATACATCTTATATTGATGGATTATTTACATATTTGACAAGTCATTTATTTAACACATATGGATTTATACATGGCATACAGTTTTATGGATCTTTTCTAGGACACAAAAATGATTTCAAATATGACCTTTATGAGGAATTAGAAACAGTACTAGATTCAAAAGTATTTTTGAACAATCGTGGTAAGCTGTTTACAGTTGATGCTTCATTTGATTCATTTGTTGATGAAACCATTTCAAAAAAAAAACATCTCATCATTGAAAGCGTTGATTGTAGTAATGTCAGTATTGATGTGTTAGAATTAGATTGTATTAAAAAGGATACATTGTCGAACGATGTAGTATCTAACAGTCCATATAACTTAAACGAATATGTTTTGGATGAGACAGATGAAGAATTCATATTAAATAAATCCGTTGAATCTGAATCTGTTTCCTCTGCTTCTTCTGATACAACATTTATTGAATCTAATGGTAATGAAAGTGACAAGGAAATTGATGGTTATTCCGATGACGACGATGACGATGACGATGATGAGGATGAGGATGAGGATGACGACGATTACGATGAAAATCATAAAATATATATGCACATTGAAAAATTCCCAGTCAACATAATTGCCATGGAGTGTTTGTCGTATACATTAGATGAACTAATGCATAAGGAAGATTTGGATAAAGAAACTTGGACCTCGATGTTTATGCAAATAATATTTACACTCATAACTTATCAAGATTTATTTAGTTTCACACACAATGATTTACATACTTCAAATATAATGTACAAACCTACCGATAAAGAATACATCTATTATTGTTATAATAGAGTATATTATAAGGTTCCAACTTATGGAAGAATTTGGAAAATTATTGATTTTGGTAGAAGTATATACACCGTGAATTCACATACCTTCTTCAGTAATTCATTCTCAAAAGATGGTGATGCCCATTCACAATATAACATTGAACCATATTTTAATCCTTGTAATCCAATTGTTAAACCAAATTATAGTTTTGATTTGTGTAGACTTGGTTGCTCACTGTTTGATTACTTTTTTGATTCGATAGATGACATAAATGATGCAGATAACGACGAAATCCAAAACCTCATTAAAGAATGGTGTTCAGATTATAAAGGACGCAACGTACTTTATAAAACAAATGGTCAAGAGCGTTACCCCGATTTTAAATTATACAAAATGATTTCACGTGATGTCAAAGACCATACACCACACAATCAATTGAAAAATCCACTGTTTTCGAAGTTTATGATTTCTAGCAAGAATGCAAAAACTAAAAAAGTGTTGAATATAGATGAAATGAAAGTTAATTTTTTTATGGTTATATGACCTAAATTATAAAACTGAAGATGGTAATATCATATAGAACTATTTAATAACGGTTCACTATTGCTTAACCCAGGAAAGGTGGGTGGAGTCCAATCGTAACTATTTCTCGGCGTATCAGTAGAACTCTTATTTAATAGTGCATTCCGTAAATTTGATGAAATATTACGACCTTCAATAACTGATTGTATATCATCACTGGTATCACCATAATCGTAAAAATCAAAATCGCTATGAACATCACTATTATCATCTGAATCAAACTCTAAAATAATTCTTGGTTTCTCTTCTTTTCTTTCATAATTTTGCTTAGATAAACATTCTATCTTCCAGGCTAGTTTTCGTTCATTTGTTGTGTATGTTGGATCATCCCATTCACCTCGTAGTAAATATTTATTGTATACATGTATTGGAATAATTTCGATTGTTTCGTCGAATGCGTTGTGAACATAAACATTTTCTTCTTTTACAATAAATTTGGCATGCAAAAATAAATTTAGATGATCTTCATAATTAAAGTTATACCCAACTGTTTTACCCGTAGTTGCTGATTTTTTAAATGTACTGAAAAACCATTTCTCAATATCAAAATATGCATTAGGTATTTGTGGAAATATATGATGTTCATAACCTTTTTTCTTAATCATTGATATAAATACTTTACATATTAGTATTTATATCAAATTCATTAGGTCTCTTTTGATTACCATCAGAATCCAGGTTGATCTGTGAAAATCTCGGTTGTTTTTTTAACTGGCGCTTTGGGAAATATTTTGCTAACAAAATCGTTATGGAAATACTCGTGTATTAAATAATTTATGCCACCACTTAAGACAAATAAAACGAACGAATCCTTTATTCGTTCCTTCAAGTATACGTCTTTTTCATCTGGTTGTTTAGAAGATAAATAAAAAACATAATTATATATAAAAAACACAAACGAAATTGCTAGAGCACTTAAAATGTATATATACATCATTTTTTAATATAAAATGAAATGTTTTTTTTGTTTTTTTAACGCATTGAATAGTTATGAATGGACTTATTAGGTGGTTTATGATAATGTTTCAATTCCCAATAAAACGTCATTGTCGCTTGACAACACGGCATCATTTATAATAGAAAATGGTTCATCATCTGGAATTCCCGAAAATGTTACAGAATGTTCCTTGAGTTCATTCGTGTCTTCTTTTGTCTTGTTTATATCATTATGCACACCAGTTTCATCA